TCTAGGCTATTTTCCCTTGCACCTTAACCCGTGCTGGTCGGCATAGTTGCCTTTGCTTAGGTGTTGATTAGCCCGATTTAATTTGCCTCTCAACATTCACACCCTAACTCTTTACCAAACCCTTGTCAATAACTTTTATTTAGCTAATTGATTAAGTGTTAGGCAAGCGGTGTTAGGTGTTACTTATCAGGGGTTGGCGTTGTCTTGCTTTCCTCTGATGGTTAGAATGTATCAGGCCAAGGGTTTTAGGTCAAGAGAATTAGCAAAGTATTTATTTGTTTGGATGGGTTGACAGGGCAGCGTTATAGTATTAACATTGTCGGTTGGATTGTATACAACATTGGATGGTGCAAGGGTTAGTGCAAGGGTTTTGTGTATTATATAGAACGCACGCGCGCGGGTAACACGATTGTCAATAGCTGTCAATAGGGTCAATACATAAATAAATCCCTTGACTAAACCCTTGGTTAAGTGTATGGCCACCATGTATACAATGAGTAAGCCAAGGCATAATCCCTTGAATGTGTCAAGGGTTTAGCTAATGAATGATGCAAGGGCTTGACAATGGATTAATGCTTGACAAGTGCAAGGGTTTATGGTAGCTGGTGCAAGGGATTGTATACAGGTAGCAAATTGTATACCGGGGTAGGGGAAAAATTCATGCCGGGCCTCAGGCTCAGGCTGTGTGTCTGACAAATTTCGCAAAAATGGGACCCTATTTAAGGTAACCCCTTGATTTATATAGAAATACCTTCTTGTGGAGGTTATTTCACATATGCAAATCCCTTGGTTGCTCCTAGGTATAAACTTGCGTATATGGAACAAAACCTGCTAACCTTTCCACATATGAAAGATAAATTTATTAAATGTCGGGATAAGGAACATGAAAACGTCTAAAAGAGTAAAACTCGTCGAACACCTAAACAAGAAGGAACTTCTCTAATGAAAAGTTCGTCTAAAAGCAACATCCAAGGTGCAGAAACGCAACACGTCAGGGAGCGGGTAGATAACCTGCTTTCTACTGAAAACCTTGACAAGATGTTGACTGCATCTGAACGCAAGAAAAAGAAGCGTGGTAGACCTAACCTTCAAATCAACAGGATTGAAGAGGTAATGAACGACTACGATGGTGACAGGGTAGTTCCCATGTATGAAGGCTTTGACTCAGTAAATGGTGGTATGCTTATGCTCACCCCTTACGAACACAGATTCGTGGTAGCCTTTGCCCAAACCGGAAATCAAGCCAGAGCGGCAGAGATTGCCGCGACAGCGGAAGACAAGAAGAGACCAAGGAATTGGCGTAAGGTAGGCTTTGACCTGATGCGTAGACCCCAAGTCCGTCAAGCTGTGGGCTACATGCAGAAGAAGCTTTGCGTAGCAGCTGCTCTTGATTCCACCGAGGTAATTTCAAACATTAGAGAAATTTCTGCCCTTGCCATGGTTGAGGGAAAATATGAGGCAGCACTAAAAGCCCAGCAAATGCTAGGGGAGTACCTAGGGATTTTGGGTAAGGATAAAGCAAACAAGGCAAAGGACGTTACCAATCTCTCACAGGTGGTTGACGTATTCAAGACAGGGGAAGACCTTGTAGACAATAAGACTGATATTGCTAATCTAGCTTCTAAGATGGGTATTACTTTTAAAGATAATAATACCAAGTGAGTAAGCTGGTGATACTAACTTATATGATTTATATAGATTCTACTAATGATAATGAACCAAGGGTTTAAGTGCGGGGACATAAAGCATCCATTGAAGGTGTTAATGTCTAGTGCAATTAGAACATTCAATAACACGTACCTCGGATGCTATCTGCTCTGTTCCACTCTACGAATGAGGGGAAGTAGCATTGGAACATTCAATGTATTGCCTGAGGGTAGTTTCCGAACATATAGACCCTATGTATACAGTGCTATCACCCCGGACGTTCTGGGTGCAAGGTTATCACATCGGAACAAGCCTTGTCAAGTAAAGGAAAGATAATTTATATGAATACCAATATTAACAATCAGATAGAGATGTATTTGATTCAAGCCCTTGAAAAGGGTGAGGTCAATCTATCGGGTCTATCCAAACAAACAGCCGAACAAGTCCTTGATTTACTTGCCAGAATGTCCATTGTTAAGGCAAGAGACGACTTCTACACCTTTGTAAAGGTTATGGCTGACGAACTAATCCCTACCGGATTCGTGGATGGAAGACACATCAAGCTTATTGCTTGGGAACTTCAAGAGGTGGAACAATCCATCAAGGATGCCTTCAACAAGAAGATTAAACACGCCAAGCGTAAACAGTTCTTCTTGCCTCCGGGTGCTATGAAGTCTCTTCTTATCTCTGTTCTGTTCGTTTGCTGGTTCCTTGGTCGCAACCCTAAGTTCCGTGTACTACAGCTAGGTCACAGCACTGACTTTGCCATTGACAACTTCGGACGTAAGGTTCGTGACATCATTAACACCTCGGATAAGTTCAAGGCAATCTTCCCTGATTGTAAGCTAAAGGCTGATACTCGCTCTGCTCAAAGATTTGACTTAACAAAGGGAGGTGGATACATTACTGCCGGTGCTGGTGCCCAGATTGCTGGTAAGCGTGGACACCTACTCATTTGTGACGACGTTCTGTCGGAACAAACGGCGTTCTCCGATGTCGAACGAGGAAAAATCAACAGATGGTATCTCTCCGGGGCGCGTTCGCGTATGCTCCCTGCCTCAGCCGAAGTTATCGTAAACACGCGCTGGCACATTGACGACCTTTCAGCCTATCTTGAAAAGATTGACTCCGAAGGCGTAAACCCTTGGAAGATTGTTAGCATCCCAGCTATTCTCGATGAAAAGGGTTCAAAACTGCTTGGGCTTCCTATTGGACACAGCTATTGGCCTGAATACTACCCCGACGAATACTTCTTTGCCCAAAGAGCTTCCTATATCTCTGCTGGTGAAGCGGCCCGTTGGTCTGCCCTATTTATGCAGAACCCAGTACCGGAGGAAGGAAACCTTGTCAAAAGGGAGCACATCGCCTATTGGGACAAACCAAACCCTCCTCTGGTTGATTTGGTTGTCATTTCCATTGACACTGCGTATGAGACCACCAAACGTGCTGACTTTAGTGCTATAACGGTCTGGGGCGTGTTTAAAACACGTTGTAAGGGTCACAATGGGCACGAGTACGTCCAGAACAACATAATCCTTCTAGACGCCAAGAGAGGGAAGTGGGAACTCCACGACCTTATCAAGGAGATTAAGGATGCTCAGGAGGAGTATGAAGCTGATTGGGTGCTTATTGAAAAGAAGGCTTCTGGTATCTCTGTTATTCAAGAACTTAGAAGAGACCCGTCTATCCCCTTGTTTGAATACGTACCAGACAGAGACAAGATGTCGCGTCTACAGTCTGCCTTGCCTACCTTTAAGGCTAAATGTGTCTGGTTCCCCTCAAATCAACCCTATTCTCTTGAGGTAATCACAGAACTACTACAGTTTCCTGCTGCCAAGAACGATGACTTTGTTGATACATGTTCACTTGTGATTAACTGGATGCGTATGAACCTTATTCTGGCTCGACCCGGTGAAATTGGATATGATGATGGGGAAGAGGACGATGAACCAACTGGAAGACCAAATACTTACTGGGGTGCCTTGCAGAAGTAAGGCCCGCTAGTATAAACTATGTTTACATAATTCTATTAATGACTTGCAAAGGATTTTAAATGGCTATCACACAAGGACCGGCTTCTCTAGAAGATTTAATGGCTAAACCCAAAGGGCAGTCGCCAGAGGAACTAATCAATCAGGATGGAGTAAGTGCCGTATATGATGACGGCTCAGTTGACGTGGACCTAAGTGAAGACGAAGCCTCAGACCTCATTGACCCTGAACTTCTGCAAGATATGGTTGAAGAAGCCGAAGAAGCTTTTTATGATAACCTTGTTGATAAGTTTGACGACCAAGAACTTCAAACCATTGGTAATGATGTTATTGAAGCCTTTAACGCAGACGAGGCTTCCCGTAAAGAATGGGAAGATACCTTGGAGATGGGATTCAAGAACCTAGGGTTGAAACCTGAAAAGGTTGACAAACCATTTAAAGGTGCCTGTGGTGCCTATCACCCTCTTATCATTGAAAACGCAGTTAAGTTCCAATCAAAAGCTTCAAATGAACTTCTTCCTGCCAGAGGACCCGTAAGAACGCAAGTCATGGGTAAATGGTCAGAAGAAAAGGAATTGAAGGCGACCAGAAAAGCCAGACACATGAACTGGCAAACAACGACTCAGATGACAGAGTATTACCCTGACTCAGAGCGTATGCTTCTTTATGTGCCTCTGGTAGGCTCTGGTTTTAAAAAGGTTTATTTCAGTTCTGCCCTAAGACGCAACTGCTCAGAGTTTGTATCTGCTGACCAGCTTATCGTTCCGTTTGGTGCTCCTGACCTAGAACGCGCTTCACGCTACACACAGATTCTTTACAAGTCGAAAGACGAATACAATAGAGACGTAGCCGATGGTCTATATGCCGAAATGGACCTAGGTGAACCCGGTCAGATGGAACTCACCATCCTTCGTCAAAAACAAAACGAGATTATCGGTATTACGCCTTCAACCAATGAATTTGATTATGCTTATACCTTCCTTGAGCAACACGTTACAATGTACCTCAAGTCAGACAAGGATAAGAACAAGCTTGCTAAACCCTATGTTATTACTGTAGATAAGGCCACTGGTAAAGTGGTTGGCATTCGTCGTAACTGGAAACAGGGCGACACGACAATGAGAAAGCGTGAATACTTTGTTCACTATACCTTTATTCCCGGTTTTGGATTCTATGGTCTAGGTCTTATTCACCTACTTGGTAACTACCAAATGACTCTTACAGCTATTCTGCGCTCTGTCGTGG